TATCGGTAAAAGAGTTAAGTGGCAACTGATGTTGATCAAGTTGTCCGTTTATTTCTGACAAGCTAGCAGCAATCTCGGCATTCCAATCATCAGATTTAACTTGGCCTCCATTGAGGATCTGCCTTGTGTCGTAGAATCTAGCCATTAAATCTTTACTCCTTGTGGGGTTTGATTGATTACTTTGTTCTGGCTTCCGACAACTTCAGTCTGGAAACTGAGTACCTGCAGAATATTTGCGGAGCTTACTCTAAACTTAAACTGACTTATTAATCCAGTACTTACATCCCAACGTAATCTGGTAACTTGAGCCTGAGACCAAGCGGAAGTATTCCAAAGGGCTGGATTGCCACCAGAGGTTCCGTAGGTTGCTTCGGATAGAACCGTTCCAACAACCTCAGACCTTAATGGTATCTGAGTACCAGCGGAAGTAAATGTATATCCCCAATCAGTTGCATACTCTAGCTCTATTGGATTTTCACCGGAGGTGATTACTTCTACTTCTACATAGATTACTCTTTTCTTTTTAGAGCTATCACCAAAATCATTCCAAGTACTTTCCCAAACATCTTTAGTTTTTGCTATACCCTGTATATCAAAGGTAGTAGTTCCGGCTTGTGGGTTTACAACTGGATTAGCTAGGGTGGCTCCAGCAAATGGACTCCCCGACCAAACCTGTAAACCAAAGCCTGGATATCCTCTTCTTCCAGAACTATCGGCTGTTACTTTAGATTTAAGTCCGAGGATTATCCATCCGTTAGGATCGGTTGCCATCTGGGTGTAGGGCATTCCTTCCCCATTCTCATACAGGCCTGATAAGAAACGGAATGACCATTGATTATTTAGTGTTGAGAAGCAAGAGCCTCTACTATTTTCTGTGTCTCCGTCAACTGGATAATGTACCCAGTATTCTTTTTCTCTCTCTGAATAGGTAGCAGTTGCTCTTGGTAGTGCCGACAGAGAAACCCTTCCCATTTCTGGTTCAATGGGATCTGATATTTTAGCTAAAGAATAAACCGATCCTCCTCGGATAGATCCAGAGATAGAAAATACTCCATCTTTATTTAAGAAGAGAACACCAAGTCCAGCTACTATTCTGATAGTATTAGTAGCGGTAGTTCCAACGTTAGAGTCAAGGGTAGAGATTGCATAGCTTCCATTATTATATGAGATTAGTTCAATACTTCTTTCTCGGAATACTAACATGACATCATAAAAAGGAACTAGTGCAGTGATCGCACCACCTTCTCTTAAGCCTACATCGAAAGTATCAAAGGCTCCAAACTGTTCTGGAAACCCAGGCTTAGAAAAAATGATTCCAAATGGATTCATCTCTCCACCACCTAACCACATTGAGTTATTAAACGTGGCGCAGTATTTCCATTGAGAAGAAATAGTAACAGAGTCATCAACAGATGGAGCAACCACGTTTAGATCTTGGTCTGGACTTATGTCTACTGGATTCCTGTCGGCATTATTATCTACTTGCTTTACAAAGTAATATATTTCTCCGGCACCAGTGAGACCATCTTTACGATTCTTAGTTCTATAGATTCTTCTCGCTACAGTTCCCTTTGGTCCTAGTGGTAAATCTGTAAAGTAGACACCATATTTTCCTTCAGCGTATTTTGCATATTGGCCTCGATTGCCAGTAGTAGCGAAAGTCTTATCACTAATAGTCCAAGCGACTGTGGTTGGGGATGAGAGTGGACTCTCAGATCCAGTATCAGAAATAAAAGATATCTTATAATCATAACGATTTACATCTCCAACTTCTGGATCTCCTAATCCATAATAGCCTGATGATGGTAGTCTAAAACAGTTTTGTCCATTAGTTAATCTATTATAAAATGAGGGTGGAACATCTGCACCATCTTGCCAGGCAATATAATCAGTTTTAATATCCGCTATTCCTGGTGATGGTGTAGGAGAAACGAAGCCAAAGTTGGATACGGATTCTCTGCCCCACCACTTGAGCATATCATTAGTTCCATTTATAAGGAGATTAAATCTACCATAGGTACTTATCTGTGTTCCGGGATCATCTGGTTTGGGGATCTTTCTTCCAGTATCCAAAATAGATTTTCCTCTAATGCCAGTAGTCGTTCCTATATTACCCATGTCATACTGTAAGGTGCCGTCCTGTTCATATAGATAGTAAACTTCTGCGGAGTTATGTCTAGGAATAACTGCTAGAAAACGGACAGGCTGAAGCAGGGAAGTTATCGTAGAGGTGGTAAATACCACAGGAGAGGTATATGGTATTAGAGGTTCAATCCCCCTATCGTTTACCCAGCCTCCACCCGAGGGGTCGACGTGGAAAAAACCACGGATATCACTTGCAGCATTAGGAGGAGCTAAGTAACGTTGATTGACACCCTTAGCTTCAACCTCTGTAGTAGAAAGGGTTTTCATGGTGCCAGCTTTAGGCTGTTGGGATCATATAGAGTAAAGGCATCTTGGCCAACAGAGAAGCTTCCTCTTTGGAAGTTGGTGTCAATGCTGTCTATATAACGCCGTTCTAATCCAAGGATGGATTTATCAATCTTCTTTCTGTAGGCGTTTGCCAGTTCAAAGTTACCTGATTTATTATAGACATCTTCCAGAACACCATAGACAACTAGTTGACTAAACTCGTGGGGCATTTGTGGTGTGTCAGTTGAGAGAACCATCCGTGTAGGTTTTTTAAAATAACGAATCTCAAGTCTTCGAAAGTATTCTTCTGCAGCGCTGATCTCTCCCTCTACTTGAGGATTATAAAAATCAGATCCTATGATTCTAGGATAAGGTCTAATGCGTGGAATAGAACCATCCCATTCTGCATAGCGAGGATTGCCAGGATTAAACTGATTTATATATTGTAAAGTTATCTGGCTAAGCTCATCTGAAATAAGGATTGGCTTACCGCTGTCTGCTGTTCCACCTTCTTCACCAACTTGTCCTCCACCGGTAATCGCCCTCCAACATGGAAGACCTATTCTTTTTCCGGTTGTTGGATTTAAGTTTTGGTTAAAGAATAGAACCTTTCTTAATCCCTCATACTTATTCGGAACCCTATCTAAGGCTAATGCAAATGTCTGTGCTGCAATAACTTTATCATCGAAGGATCTAAACCCTATGGTAATATTATGTCCTCCTGCTACAGAACTTGTTTTATAAAGAAGTGGTTCTGATAGTGGACCAATCTTTGCTCCCCAATAGTGAAATGCCCAGCATAGTTCCACATAATAGTTTGCTGGAATAGTTACACCAGGAGGACTATCGTCCGCGATAAGGACTAGCTTTTCGCCAGGAGGAACATTTACTGGAGGAGTGTCGATATAACATTCTGCAAACGTAGCGGTGTAATCTTCTCTCAGGTTAAGCTCTTCCTCTCTCCTCTTGGAAAGACCGGAAAGTTTACCATGAGGTGGACGCTGACCACCAGCTGTAGGAATATCTCTTTGAGAAATATTTAGAAGTTCTAAACAATCATCGGGTAGATCGTAGAATCTTTTCTTTACCTTCCAATCGAAGGTAGCTCCAGTAGGACCACGATACTGTTCATCAAGACGAATCTCTGTGGTAGAAACTACTTTGATAATATTATATTCTCTATTCCCAGATGCAAAGATTTCTCCCTCATAAGCAGAACCTGAAGAACCATAAGCTGTAGAGAAGGACTGACTACCAAAGGGACCAGAGGTTTGTTCTGCGATGAGCATGTAGACTGGAGCAGAGAAGACTACTCGCCTTGATCCATTAGTTAGGGTAGCTGTTACGGTAGAGCTGGAGAGATCTGGATAAACTTTTAGTATGTCCCTGACCTGGGCAAAGCGCCAACGCTTACTTGTCCAGATGCTATACATGGCATCATTGATCAGATCATCCATCTGTACGTTGTAGGTGGAAAGTTCTGGGGAATAATCCGTGATGTTCTTCACCTTACTTCTTAGGTCTGCGAGGTTCATTTATTTTGTTCCTTCTACTATATTGGTTTTGTCTAGACGGCGTACCATTGTAGCCGAGGCATTATGAAAACTGATTTTTGGGTAAAGAAGTATTGCGGTATTTATTGCATTCAGAATAAAACCACAGGCATGGCTTACGTCGGACAAAGTGTTGACATAATCAAGCGTTGGTCTGCCCATA